TTCTAGTTTTACAGGCGCGCTTGCAAACGGCACATTACAGCCTCCAGGTACAGCAAATACAAATGATGCTGCAATTATACATTATGATGCTGGGACTATTGACATTCCACATGAAGCAGTGATTGCAGATGCAACTTCTGGTGCTATTGCAAAAGCTCAGAGAAACTACGGTGATACAGTTACAGGCAGTATCTACATGGTAGATGTAGATACAACTGGTGGTTCATGGACTGATAATAATGTTCTTAATATAAATGATGTTGTATTTTATAACACACTGGTAGCAGGTAAAGTTTGGGCTATTGGTGATGTATTAAGAGGCGCAACATCATTAATAGAAGGTCGTGTAATTGGTATCATAGTTGATACCTCTACAACGGGTAAATTAATCCTTGCAGGTAAATCTGGAACATTTACAAACCTTGAGAATCTTGACAGATTACTTGCAGACGATACATATGAAAATGTAGCTGCTGTCAATGGACTTACGGCTATACTTGCAGCAGCGGTTTTAAATATTCCTGCAGCAACACCTATCATAACAACCCAACGTGCAGATGAGGGTGGTATTTATGCAGCAGGCAGTTTAAATATTGTAAGAGATACAGTTGAAATGTATTCTTATGTAAAGGGTATAATGGACAACTTATTGCAATTGGATGATGACCAAATATTAGATGGGCAAGTAAAAGATGTTGCATATACTGTATTAGACCCTTGGAAGGTTCCCCATGATTCATGGCGTTATTGCATGAGTGGTGCAGCACAAGACCAAGCAGGTAATAACATTTTAGTTAACTTACAATCATCTGGATCAATGTATGCTGTAGGTAATCATGGTTTTATAACAGATGCAACTAATCCTACACCACAACCTGATTTATTAATAGAACAAGACAGTAAGGCTGTTGTACAGACATGGCTAAAAGGTCATGTTAATGTACTTGTTTTAAAGAAAACTAATAGAGCTCCTGAATATATAGATGGTACAGTTGAAGGGTTAGGTCAGTTAATTAATGGAGGCGTAGTATCAATTCATTCAAGAGAATTTTTAAGAACCTATGCATCAGCTGATAATAGTACTGTAACTGCAACTGTTGCACCAGTATTCTTGCAGACCATTGATGATGCCGGTAATGATACAGGGCAATATAGATTTGCTTACAATGCAGGTGCGGGCTCATTTACAGTTGGGGAAGAAATAACAGCTGGTGTTGGCAATACATTAAAGGTAGGTATTGTGACTGCTGATTCTGGCACAATAACTGGCAATGTGGATTATGTATTAAAGAGCGGGTCTCAATTTGCTGCAACTGATGTATTAACTGGTGAAGTGTCAGGTAAAAATGCCACTCTTACAGCTACGGTTGTAAACTTAGTTGCTGGCTATGGTGCAGATGTTAAAGTTATGACTGTACAGCGACAAATGACAGGTGGTACAACAACTGTAGCAACTTATATTTTAGGTGAGCTTATAACACAAGCTGTAAGTGGTGCAACAGGTTACTTTATGGAAGATGATGCAGGCACTATATACTTAGAAGAGGTATCAGGTGTATTTAATGCTACAGGACAATTAACAGGTGGCAGTTCAGGTGCATTAAATACACCCACGGGCACTGCTACTGCAATACTTGTACCTAAAAATATAGGTGATGGAACTGATAATAACTATGTCGCAGTTGCTACAGCTAATCTAACAGATGGCAGCCCGCAAACAACTAAATCCTATTATGAATGGACTAAATTCTTAGATAGAAAAGAGTCTACAACGCTAATTGCAGGTATAGGTACTGGCGCTGCCGCAACTGAGGGTAGATTTTTTAGGAAATTTAAGTCTACCTATGGCACAGCAAATAACTGTCCGCATGGAGCATTTGCGTCTCCAAAAGTATTTGCTGCTCAAGGTTTGTTTATAGAAAAAGGCACTCTTGCAGCTGCTAATCTACAAGATATACAGTTAATTGATGATGTAGGTGTTCCTGAAAATCCACCAAATGTGCAATCAATTGCAATGAATGGTTTGGCAACAGGTTATGGCTCTGGCATATTTAGAGCTACAGGTGCAGCAGGTGGGGGTTCTACAACAATCTTATCCAATGAGTATACAATAGCGGCAGGCAATCTTGCAGCTAATAGTGTTATTGTGCTTGCTGCTGGAGCAAGAACTGTATCACCAACAGAGCAGGATGTTCCAGATGTTGGGGTGCTTAAGTGCGAAGACCCTAATCTTGCAGGCAATTTTTTAAGCTTCCCTTATAGTGCAGTTAATAGAACTACAAACACATACACTTTAACATCAGGAACTATTGGTGATGTTACAGGTGGCACTGCATTAACCTCTACAGATGATGCTTTTGTAGCGTTTAATTTGGAAATTGCTGCTGGGGGGTCTATAAGTAACCAAGTTGAGTATGTAGCTGACTTTCCAATAGTGGGGATTGCCAGAATTAAGGGTAAAAAATCAAACTCATTTACAGCTGACTTTACATCAACTGGCGGTACAATAGGTGCTGTGTTTACAACTGATCCAGCAGTAAATCTCCCATAATGACAGAGCTTGCTAACATAGGTTATACATTAGTTACATCTCCACGTATTGCAGAGAGTCTTAATACTGTGGATGAGGTAACTGTGCAAGATGCTCTTGATACATTGTCTGCTAAACAGGATGATATAGATGTTATTGGGGCTACTCCTGCAATTGATGATACTGTACTAGTAAGGGCTGAAGGTAAAGCTGCAATTGGTGGCGGAGTTTTAACAGGCATTACATCTCAATTTGATAATTTACAGTGGTCATTTGCAAGTAACTATGTAGCAAATAGTTCTGGTACTGCAACAAGTGTTGGTAGTGTTATATTAATTGACGCCTCGGCCACTTTTATTACTAATGGCATTGTAAGAGGGTCTTGCATTATAAATTACACAGATTTGAGTATAACAGAAGTTCTCACAGTTGATTCTGAAACTCAAATCACTCATAGGGTTTTAAATAATGGGACTAATAATGACTGGTCTATAGGTGATGTATATAGAATACATAAAATAGTGCAAAAGAGTCTTGTAGGTGGTAATCAAACTGCTGTTGATATTTTAGGGGATGCAATATCACCAATATTCCCAACAGCATTTACACAAGTATTACTTACATCTTCAAGCTCAGCCACTTTGCAAAATCAATTAAGTTTAAACCATAGTACATTTGAAGGTCATGTTACAATTAACTTATTAAGTGGTAATGCAGGAACAGCCTTTCCTATAGGCACACCATTAGAGCCAGTTAATAATCTTGCAGATGCTAAATTAATAGCGGCAGCAAACGGGTTTAATGAGTTATTAATTAAAGGCAATATTACCATAGGTGCTACTGACATATTAGATGATTTAACTGTTGTAGGTGATAATCCTAGTCAAACAGAGATAACATTTATAGCTGGATGTAGTACTAAAAAATCAAGACTTATGAATTCAGAATTGAGAGGAGATCTTGCGGGCGCGCTAGAAATATCTGAATGCCATATTGAAGGTTTAAATGGTGTTGGCGGCGATTTAAGTGAGACTAATATACATAACTGCATATTAGAAACCTCCGGTATGCAATTAAGTACTATTAATACCCAGCATGTTCACATAACAAATAGCAGAACTGGCCCTCCAGATGCAACATTTGTACCAATTGATTTTAATGGGACTGGCGGTGATGTAACTATTGCACAATTTAATGGTCAAATTGAAATACAAAATATGACCAATAATCAAAATATGAAAATATTTATTAATAGTGGTAGGGTACGTATTGCGGCTACTTGCACAAGTGGTACTATACATATTCATGGTGATGCAGATGTAACCGATTTAAGCGGTGTAGGTGTAACTGTTGTAGATAAAACAATTAGTACTGCAATTGATATTATTAAAAAGATATTAATTAATAAGAAATTAAGTGACCCCTCAACAGGTTTAGTTACAATATTTGATGATGATGATATTACAGCTTTATTTAGTGGAACTGCATATGAAGATATAGCTGGCTTGCAAACATATCAAGGTCAGGGCGCAGATAGACAGGACAGGTTAACTTAATATGATTGCAATGAGAGGTATAGGAAGAAATACAGCTAGTGGTGAACACGGAAATATGGTATTTTTTGGTTATGGCTTTCGTTCAGGAGTTATTATACCCCCTATATTTGGTGTTATAGTAGGTAATATAGTGAGAGCAATTTGTGGTAATATAGTGAGAGATTATTAATCATGCAGCCTGTTAGAATGTCTGTAGATGATGTGCGAAAATCATTAAAACATGATGCAAGGTTTTTTATTAACTTCTTTTTAGGTGATTTATTAACTGTACCTATACCAGATTTGCATCCAGAATTATTTAATTTGATGGTAGAAGATAGCATTAAACAGTTAATTTTAGCTGTTCCAAGGGGGCATGCAAAAACAACAATTGCAAAATTAACTGCAGTTTACTATTTTTTATTTACTGATTATAAATACATATTATATATGAGTAACACAAGTAGCGTATCAGTCCCTTGTGTAAATGATGTGGTAGGGTTTTTAACTTGCGATAACTTTATTAATGTATTTGGTGAGGTTAGATTTAGTACACAGCAAGAGGGTAAAGGTAAGTATAAATTTACCCTTCCAAGTGGTAAAAAATGCACATTGTTAGCATTCTCAGCAGGTCAACAAGTTCGCGGTACAAACATTGATAATACAAGACCCCAGTTAATAATTGTGGATGATTTGGAAGACAATGATAATATTGCTACAAAGGAACTTGCGGATAAATTAAAAAGGTGGTTCTATGGGCCGTTTAAAAAATGCACAGACCCACTTAAAAATAAATGGATTTGGATTGGTAATTTAATATCAGAAAATAGCATGTTGTATAATAACATTAAATCTGATTTTTGGTATAGCAGATTATACGGGTGTATTAAAGAGGATGGCTCTCCTTTATGGGAAGGTCTATGGCCATTGGAAGCTTTAAAACAAGACTATGCTGAGTATGAAGAGATTGGAATGGCAGACGTTTGGTTTGCAGAGATGATGAATATGCCAATGGCAGGAATTAATGGAATCATACAGTCAGAAGAGATAACTTACGCTCCACGCATGGAAATGAATGACAGCAGGATTGGGTTTATAACAATTGATCTTGCAAATAGTGAAGAAACCTGGGCACATGAAACTGTTATTGCTGTTCATATGTATAATGAGGATGGAGAGTTTTGGCAGATAGTGCAAACAAATGGTTATAAAGGTATGGATCCAGTTAAGTTATTTCCACTCATGATGCAAGCAGCTCAAGATTGGGGCATTTATGTTGTTGGCATTGAAAACGTTGCGTATCAAGCAACTGTAGCACCTGTTTGGGAGCACTTTTGTTTAATAGAACATATACAAGGAATGCAGTTTGTAGGTATACCTGCTAGAACCCAAAAATTTGCAAGATTAGTTTTATGGTGTGGGCTTTTAAAAACCTCAGTGTATAGATTAACACAAGGTGACTTTCAAGTAACACAGCAATTATTATCATATAATCCTAAAAAGAGAGAGAATACAGATGATACTATTGATGCCTGTGCGCATGGGGTTTGGATGATTCGTAATATGACATACCAAATATTTAACCAGAAAATTGAAAATAAATATGGCGTAGCTACGATTCAAAATAGCTATCAGACTAGTAGATATTAAGGTAACTTGCAATGCCAACTATTAAACTAAAAACAAAAATCCCTGATTTAGATAAATCCCCAATTAGATTAAATAAGGATTTGACAATATCAAAAGATAGTCATAAAAAATTGCTGCGGCATTGTTTAGACCGTATGGATGCTGCAAGAGATACACAGAAATCTGCATGTGATAGGTATGAGTCAATTGATAAAGAAGTTTATGGTTTTATTAGGCTAACAAATGAAGATAAGCAAAGGCAGTTAGATAATGAGAAAGGTATAGGTCCTAAGCCTTATGATATTAACTTGCAGACAGTTAGAACTCAAATACATGAAGCTATAACTTATATGATGGGGGTTTATTTTCCTCCAGAAGGTCCATACACAGCAATTGCACCTAATGATAAATTAGATATTGCAAAAGGTTTATCTACATTAATGAACCAACATGCGGAGGTTTATAAGCACTATACTGCAACTGCAAAAGGTTTATTTGACGCGTTTAAATACAATATCAGTTTATGGAGTATTGATTGGGAAGAAACAAGGGGAATTGAGGTAGGCACATCTGAAGGTGGTTTATATAAAGAAACAAAAGACGCGCTTTTAAGTGATGGCAATAGGCTTAAATACCAAGACCCATATAATACATATTTAGACCCAAGTGTGCACCCAACATTAATAAATGAGCAAGGGGAATTTTGGGGTCAAGTTGAAATTAAAACTGAGTTTTTTGCAAAACGAATGCAAGCTAGCGGTAAAATTTATAACTTAGATAGAAGGTCAAAAGATAGATTGACAGTAAGTTATTACAAAGAAAAGCCTGATATTTTAGGGGATGCAGTTAAAGGTAGTTTTGCTAAAACAGATTGGTTGAGTTTTCTATCTGCAACAGAGGGCAGTAATGTACTTTTAAAGGATTCAGTTGAATTTGTCACTATGAATATTTGGCTGCCAGTTGATGAATTTGGTATTGCAATGAAAGATTTAACAGGTGAAAAAACTACGGGTTATCAAATTTGGCGAATTATTATAGCAAATGCAAGCGTAATTGTTGCAGCTGACCCAGTGGTTAATGCGCACGGACTTTTAAATCTTATATGCTCTATGCCTTGGGATGATAACTTTGCGCGCGAAACTACAGGATTTGCAGAAGTCCTATTCCCATTTCAAAGATTTGCTAGTTTCCAAATGAACGTTCATCAACAAGCACAAAGAAAGAAATTAAACGGACTTATGTTTTATGATGAAAAAGTGTTCCCTGGATTAAAGGATGCAGATTCATCTGGCAAAGTCCCATTTAATTCCCAAAATGAGCAGTTTGATGTAAGAAAGGCTCTGTTTCCAATTTTTGACGCTCCTGATACAGATAATACTATTAGAGATATCGCAAGCATGGAAGATTTAATGCAGAAAATGCTGCCAACCCAACAAGCAAATCAAGTAGCCTCACTTGAACGTGCAACACAATATCAAGCTGCTGCAACTGTTCAAAGTGGTAATAAACGCAACCTTTTATTGGCAATAATAATGGACGAGCAGGCATTCTCCCCAGGCCGCAAAATGCAGTTATATAACGTAATGCAATTTCAACGAGTGGTTCAGGTATTTGATAAAGAAGGTAATAGGATTGAAATTGATCCTAAAACTCTAAGAGAGCAAAAATTTGAGTTCTTAATTGGCAGTGGTTTGCGGGGGCTAGATAAATTGGTTATCCAAGAAACACTCTCAAATATGCTATTTGCTATTATACAATCACCTACCGCAAGCACGCAAGTTGATGTAGTTGCATTGATGAATTTTATAACAACTACAATGGGTGATTATACAGACTTAAATCAATTCAAGTTTAAAAACGAATTTGATAGATTGACTCCTGAACAGAAACAGCAGGCATTTGGTCTTTTACAAAGCGCACTGCAAGCACAAGGTGATGAAGAGAATGCAACTGCTCAATAGAAAAACAGCTATTTGACATGGGTACGAGCCTGCCAAAGCTTCGCGGTGTCCCTGTAGCGCAGCGGAGGGGATTAAGCGCTTTTAAGGCAGGTGAAGTCGGGCCCCATGTGCAAATCGGTTTTTTCGTTTACTTACAGAGGGTTTTATGAAAAAGATAATTGATTTTGCCACTAGTTTAAAGGTTATAATTACGTTAATAATCTCATCTATAGCAGCAATGGCATGGGCTGTAGATTATCTGCATAAGCCATTTGTAAAGAAGCCTGATTTGGTTAACATGTTTATTGCAAGAGATATTAATATGCATCAAATTAATATAACTAAGTTAGAGATACGTAAAGGTCTTGCAATTACTAAAATTAAAGAAAGTGAGTTTAATATGCTCATCAGTATTGAGCGTTTACAGATACTTAAACTGAAGGGGAAATAGCCATGGATCCAATTAGTATAGCACTAAGTCTTGCAGAATTTGTTCCTAGTTTAATAGGTTGGTTTACTGGTGATGATAAAGATGCAGAAAAGGCTAAAAAGGTAATTGCAATTGCAAAAAGTGTAACTGGTATGGATACTGATGGAGGTGCACTTGCAAGTTTAAGGGGCAATCCCGAATTGGCACTTCAATTAAAAACATCTGTAATGCAACATCAAATAGCTATGGCAAGAGAGGAAAGCAGGCAAATTGAAAGTGTTAATAAGACAATGCGTGCAGAAGGTAAATCAGAGCATTGGATGCAGTGGAGTTGGAGACCCTTTAATGGGTATTTGTTTGGAATAACTTTATTTTTAAACTATGTAATCCCATCACTTGCAAACATAATTTTGCATACATTTCATATAACTGATAAAATACTAGAAGGTTCAATGTATTTAGAGGCTGTACGTACAGTGCCCATAGGTGTAATTCCTGAATTTGTATTAATATCTTGGGGTGCAGTTCTAGGCGTAACATCTTGGCAGAGAGGCAAAGAAAAATTGGCTGGCATTGCAGGTAAATTAGTATGAGCTTAGAGTACATATTTACAAATATGCCTTCACACTATAAGGAGATAATAAAGGCTTCTTTAGCAACAGATGCAATCCAAATATTATTCCATGATGCTATGGTTGAATGTGAAAACCAGTTAAAGTATATA